CTGCGCGATGTCTTAAGCAACCCGGTGTCGAGCCGGTTAAGGCTCTTGTTGTACGAGTCCTGGGCGCGCTCGATGGCTTTAAGAGGGCCTGATATCTTGTCCACCAGCGACAGGACCAGGCCGAGGGCGAGCGACTGGTTCATTCGCCGCCCCCGGCATCTTTAGACAACTCCTTTAAGTTCGCCAGAGTGGTCAGCCAGAAAGAGAGTTCAGATAGGTCCATTTGCTTTATCTCGCTCAGCGGGATATTTCCGTCTTTTGCGAGGAGGAGAACTGCTTCTGCCACTCCTCTGCAGTCTTGGGTGAGATACTCCCGAGCAGTTCGAAAAAATCCCACCCGTCCATCTTGTTGAGATCCTCGTAGGTTTTCTTTTCTCCGTCAAAGATCCCGCACACCGCCAGGACGGCCTGGAACAGGGCCATTTGGCCCGCTCCCGGCCCGAGCATCATCTGTGCAGCGACATAGTCGCTAGTGATGGGCTTCCTGACGACGATTTCTTTGAACTTCAATGCTCCCGGAGTTTCTTCTACCGTGATTTTCATGCGCCCTCCTTATCGCCCTTACAGGCCCAGGGCCGTGCGGACGTCCGCGTAGACGTCCTCTCCGTTGACCTTGTAGATGTAGTTGGGGACGTCGACTTCGACCACGTCCACGCCGTCGATGGTCTTCTTGTAGTAGTCGATCGCGAAGGTCGTCTCGACGTCGCCTTCTCCCGCCTTGATGGTGGAGGGGCTGATGTCCTTGACCCTGCCGATCGCCACACAACGGACCTGCCTCACGCCGGCTACCGAAGATTCCTGGTAGACGTGCTGGGCGCCCCTGATGGTGAGCTTGTTGGCCTTGGTCGGGCTGAAGGTGGAAAGGACGTCTTTGTGGAACGCGCCCCACTTGATCTTAAGCTCCATTTTTTCAACGCCCTGGAACAGCTCCACCGGGCCTATCATGCCCAGCGTCTGGTGCTCGGTCACCTTGTCGACGACTTTGGGGACCTCGACTTCCAGCGCCTTTCCGACGTGGTTGACGTCGTCCAAGTAAACGTTGGCGTTCAGGAATTTTTCTGTCTCACGCGCCATAGTCCCTCCTTACGCGTTGAAGAGCTGTGAAAGCTCTTCTATGTTGAGCGTTTCTTTTATGGTGATCCTCTGTGCCGGGTAGGCAGGGGTCCAGTCCCATCGGGCGGTTACATGACCGAGGCGGATCTCTTCCGGACTGTTATCCTCGGCAAGGAACTCGAATTTGCCGTAGATGATGGCGCCCTTGGCCACTTCACCGTTGAGGAAGTTCTGGACGGTGTCCTGAATGTCCTCGAACCAGGCGCGGTTGATCGGTCTGTCCAGGACATTGACCAGCGTAGCCAGGAATGCTTCCATGTGGACCTGCCTGGTTATCTGGACGCAGGCGAAGGCATAGTCGTCATCGCTGGTCGCGGAGAGGTTGCCCCACAGGTAATACAGGCTTCCGCGCTTGATGAACGTAGTGACGCCGTTCTCGTTCAGGTAGCTTGCCGTGCAGAGGGAAGAGTCGGTGATGTAGTCGATGTAGCGCTCCATCCCGATAACGCCCTTGGCGACGTGGTTGCTGGGGCTGTACCAGTAGCCTTTTTCGTTGATCGTCCTCGACCAGATCCCGGCGGCCAGCACGGAGCCTGAGACGGCAACTTCGGTGACGCCGTCGATCTTGTAACAGGTCAGGTTCGGATATACGATCGTCGCGTTGACGTCGTCGAACAGGTCCCTGTAGGTATGGGCCTCTTCCTTGGTGGAGCCTACGGGGACATCACCGATGGCGCGACCCCTGAGAAGGCCGGCGGCGATGACGAGGGCATTCATAACGCTCTGCGCCGAGGAATACTCGGGCGCGATGAGCAGCTTGGGCTTGTAACCGGTGACGTTCTCGGCATCGCGCAGGGCCATGATGCCGGTCTTGGCATCCGTGTCGGGATCTATGGCTCCGACAATGTCGGCGTTGGAGACCGTACCGGTGGATACGATCTGGTCGTAGCTGATGACAAACGCATCACTGGGCATTTTGCCGGTAACGCGCGTAATCGTGGCAGTCTCGTAATCGATGACATAATCCACGTTACGAACAAGCACCGGGCCAGGCACAAGCAGCGCAGTGTCTGACGTGTGCGGTGTGCCGGTAACGGTGAGGCTTCCAGCATCGTTTGCTGTGACGGCGAAAGACTCTCCATCTACAGTTAGCGTGGCGCCTACCCACTGGTTGGTTACCCATTCTGGGCCTTGCCCTTCTACTAAGTCAGCCGTAAACAGGTTCCTGGTGCCCACGCCGCCAAAAATGACAGCCTCGCCGGGACGGACTGTTTCAGAACCCTCTACGATAGGTGCATAGGGCATTACTTTCACGCCATTCGTCAGCTCGAAGTTCATGATGGTGTGGTTTTGTATCGTCTGGCTCTCGTGGCCCACGTTGACAACGACCACGTAGCCGACCGTCTGGCCCTGGTTGAAGATGTTGTTAAGCGCCTTCGGGATCGTGTAGTCTTCATTCGTCCCGAATATGCGCTGGGCTTCCTTCTGCGAGATCACGAGCGTGGGGACGTTGACCGGCCCCATTGCCGCCGTGCCGACCAGGCCGATTACGCTCGCGTTGCGAACCTGGACCGGGCTGATCCTGTCGCCTTCCACAAATTCGATTCCATGTAAGAACGTCATTCCTGCCTCCTAGTGCTTGTCCGTGTGTATTTCGTATTTTGCCAGGAGCTTCTTCCTGACCATCGTTTCGACCTCTTCCGCCTGCGGCAGGTCGATTGTCCTGCCCGGAGCGAAGATGTATTCTTTCCCGCCGATCACCCTGGTGGTTACGACCTTTCCGCTGTAAAGGTAGCTGGTCAATTCCGGGGCCGTTTCGACCTGCTCGGTCGTTACGGGCTGTTCTTCTTCGGTCTTCTTTTTCTTAGCCACAGTGCCTCCTTAATCGGGCTGAAGAGCTTCCGGCTTCCAGCCGGTCTCTTCGTCATATTCGATTACGTCCCTGGTGCCGGCCTTCTCAAGCTCGCGGGTAACAAGCGCGATCTGGACACCGTGCTGCCAGATCCCTTCGTTCTCGGATATCAGGGTTATCTTGGTCGGGTAGATCTTCGAACATCCGGGTATCTGGTAACCCCGCAGAACATCGAGCAGATCCCCGATCACTTCCTTGGCTCCGCCCTCGCCGTTCAGGCTGCGCGTTACCACCACCAGCAGGAACTCCATCGTCACGTCCTGCGTAACGATATCCGTCGGGAGAGGCTTGGTGTAATCCGCCGCCTCGAACCGCACAAGGACAGCTCCGGTCGGATGGACCAGCTCGAACTCCTCGGGCTTTTCGGGATAGAGCCCGACTTCAAGCCCGGTTATCTTGGCAGCGAGCCTCTCCAGGAGGGCCGTTTCAATTGCCTGTATCATCAGCCTTGATCTTCTGCACCGCGGCCTCTATGGCCGCGTAGATGCAAGATGCGCCTATGGCTATGCCCTGGGCTTCCATGTCGTTCTTGATTGACTCGAAAGCTGCCTTACGCTTGGCGTCGCCGTCCGCCTCTTTCATCGTCTCAGCAACAGCCTTGACAGCCGTGATCGCTGACGTTGCCAGCACGAGGCCAGCCTTGCTCATGAAGAGCTTGATGAAGGGATACAGGAACTCCCACGCCTTGCCGAAGGCCACCTTCATCTTGGCCTGGACCTCCTTGAAAAACTCCTTGACCTCCGCCCTTACCTTTGCCTGCTTGTCCATAGCCATTTGATCCATCTCCTTATCTTGTCCAGGGGGACCCTGAACTGAAACCTGATCACGCGCTTGCCGGCCTTCTTGTTAAGGGCGTCGATAAACTCTTTGCCCTTTCTGGCCGCCGCTTCGCCCGCGTCAGGCGTGAGGCCCATCAGGCCCCTTTCTTCACTATCAAGCGCCCGATGATATACGACGCCATCAACCCGAGGATCGTCATGACGACTTCCTGGGGGATGTTCAGCCCGAGATGCTGGTTGAGCACGGGGATTATCGCGCCGCAAAGGGCAACCCAGAACTCACTGGTTTTGATGCCGCTTTTTACTTTCTCCATCTGAACTCCTTCCTTTTTCATCCGCCTCATGTGGCGGAGGTATTTCAATGCTTCCTTCAGCTCGCGGATCATGCCGTGGGCCGCCGGCCCGCCTGGAGCGCTGCCAGTGGCAGGCCGCCTGAGTATTGAAAATGGCCGCCATCAAATAGGCCCTTAAAGTTGCCGCCCCATTCCAGGCCGCATTCCTTTGCCCATGCGGCTACCTTCTTCCAGAACGGGTCTTTCGGGTCAGAGATCCACTCGCCGTTCAGGTAGAAGTTGCAGTCGAAAGCCAGGCCGAAGTTGTGGTAGGACTGTCCCGGCTTGGCCTTGGTGACGATCTTGTTGTCCGAGTTTGAGGTCAGGGCGGGCATACCGGCAACACGCCGGGCGCCGTTGACATCGCTCAGGATATAACGCCCCTGCATCCACAGCGCTTTCTGTTCGAGCAGTGTCCGACTGGTAAAGACGACGATAACCGTAACCCCCTTCTCATTCCTGGCGAGGGCGAGGAACTTCTGAGCCCTGGGGAGTATCGATTCTGCCAGTCCTTTTAGCTCGTCCTTAAACGCCATTTAAATCCCCTTTAATACTGGTCCAGCGTGTCTTTGTTGAACTGCTTGTCTTCGCTGGTCTTGTTAACTCTGTATGTCCCGGCCTGAAAACCTGTTTCTGCGGTCTCGATGCCGAGGCTCAAGGTTCCCGCCTGGCACTCTTTTAACTGCCGTATAATGTCTTTCTTCTTATTCTCAAGCGTTTCGTTTGCTTCGCCTTCGATCCTGCGGGTCCTCAGCTCATAGAGCGACAGCCCCACTGACCAGGTGTTGACGATGTCCGGAACGGGGCTGAGGGGGACGGTATAACCGCCGCCCCTCAGATACCCGTTTATAAGGTCATCGGCCCGTTTAATGCACTGGTCCACAACCGTCTGGTTGATGGTCGTGGCGGTCCCCAACTCGTTGCTGAGCTTGATCAGCGTGCTTTCGGAGACCGCCCCTTTCAGGTCGTTTACAGTGCAGTAAGCCATGTTAGGCCAGAAGGACCCTGATGACATCGCCGTCGGCGCCGGCGGCGTCGAGGGCGTAACCGTTGATCACCTGCGGCAGGACCGAACCGTGGCAGGCCGGGGTTGTGGTTGCGCCAGCCGTTACGGTGGGGTTTT